GCCCCGACCCGAAGTCGATTTAGCAAAGGGGGTGGGGTGCTAAGTAGTTGATTTCCAGTCATTTGCAGCGTAATATGTAACCCTCTGACCCTCAGCGCGGTAGATAGAGACACAGGCCGTGGAACGCCCGTGGAACAATGCGGCCTGTAGAGATAGTGTACACTATACACTAACCACTTAGTGTACCACATACACTTACTGCCTGTGCTTGGGCTTAGTGTACAGGACACACTTACCCCTTAGTGTACATCGCACACTAACCACCTGCCGACCTGCTGCCCGCACACCCTGCCCGATACCCCGTAAACTTGTCTCCACCCCGTGGAGAAAGTAGACTAACCCACTGATAATCAACCACTTTGCATTAAAGCACCAACGTGTTAGTTTTCAGCACGTTAAGTCCTGCCTGTCCATGCATCCATGCACCTGCCCCAACAGCTAGAGACCGCCCGTAGAAACTGCCGCAAACCCGCGTCAACACTGCGATGCGTGAAAGGCTTGGTATTTTTGCTTGAGGCAACCCTAGTTTACCCTAGCCAATATGCGTGCGTGCATGAGTGGTTTATCTGCTCTCTGCCTGTCTCTCTCCTGTATGTGTATTACCTAGGGTGATTCGCTGTGGATTTGCCCGCGATTGGCTGTGCCTGTTGCCTGCTGTTTGGCTTGCTTGTTTATCCCCTATCTGATATCCTGTAGACTGCGTGACAGGGAATTTATGTTTTCAAATAACAAATTCCTTCAATCCCGCGCTGTGCCTGCGTTTCAGAAGGTTTAATTTTCACTTTGACCTTCTACAACCCGCATAAACACTGAGGTGGTTGTTTTGGCTTGCCTCTACCCTCTCTCCTACCCTCTCCAACAGCTAGCACATACCCTCAAAACGCCCATTTTTGACTTTCTCCCGCCGGCCTGTATCTCAATACTGACGCGGCTTTCAGCACCATTGCTTACAAAGATAGTCAATGTTTACGCGGCTTCCAAGAAAAGTGCAACTTTTTTCAAAAAAATTTTCGCTCTACAACCCGCGTCAATCCTCAAAAACTGAAAATAATTGAAAAAAAATTTGCAATCTACTTTTGGCCTTGTTTGGCGCGGGTTTCAGAAGGTCACATTTTTGAATGCCTTGTAAACACAAGTGTTTTAGAAGGTTTTTTAAATTTGCTTTCAAACTATCACTTGCCCATATCTTTGCCCCGTTCAACGGAACAACAGCGGTCTTGATTCATGTATCTACCATACACAAGGCAACTGCACGGGGGTCGCATCCAAGACAACACGACAACTTGAGGTTATAGCCACCAAGCGCACAAGCTAACTGATGAAAGGGTGTAAGTGCGGAAGGCATACGACAGATAGCGGGAACGTCGAAAAAGCCCGCAGTTCTTTGAAGTACTGAGACCATGTGTGCAAAGCACGCCACCGAACAGGTGGGGAAACGATAGGGGCAGCCGATGACACCTGCCACCCGTTGCGCTGATAGCCGAAAGGACGCGCCATACATGGACTCGCAAATTCAACAACTATAGCAACGACGCAAGGCGCGGCAATGCTAGATGACCGAGGTCGCTAGTATCGCACGGGGTTCGAGTCCCCGCGTTGTTCTAACACTTAAAAACTCAACATCATGAACATGACAAAAGGCACAGAATTCGAAGTAGAAATCTTCAAGCAAATGAACCTATCACAAGAGACAATCGACGCTCACATACACGACTATGCGCCAATTGCTCAACTGATACCGCTCACGACTGATGAAATCAGGGAGCAGGGACGCGATTACAACCCGCGTGAATGGGACAAGCGAATTGATAGCTTGCTCACACTGACTGACGGCAACGTCAAGTGGTACAAGCGTGACAGGGATGAGAGTCCAAACGGCTACGACGAATACTTCTCAGTGTTCAGCAACAGCACAGGCGTTCGGGTTATCCATCGTGTATCGTACAGCGCATCCATGACAAACACACCATGGGTAGAGGTTGCCATTGATGAGGACAATATCCTGCATTACAACCGCCGCTCAATTCGCTTCAAACGCAACGACACGGCAAGGGATTACCTAGCAGAGCAGAGCAGGACTTATGGTCGCATTTACACGACAATCTTCTAAACAGGCATGGTGCAAGGCGGGGTTCGATTCCCTGCCCTGTTTCTAAATTCAACAGCTATGACGAACAAAGATTTCATTAAAGCCCTGCGCTCATCGCGCAAATTACTTGCCTACACCAAGTTCAACGACGACATCGGCACGTATATGCCGCAGGTTAAGGAAGGCTTCCTTACGCTTGCTAATACAGGCCAAATCGAGACTTGGGACGCGACAATTACTGACACATCAATCTATCTAGGATGAAAAAACGATTCTACTTCCGCCGCCCCAATCAATACTCATTCGATATGGTTGTGGCCATCAACGACGACAGGCATGAGGCCAACTTCATCGCATCCATGGTGCGTAAGGGCTACGAGGTCGTCGATACCGAGACATACCGCTCCGAGTGCGCTATGTTCGCACCATTCAGAACCACAAGATTGTCCTACGGAGGACGCAAATTCTAATAACCAAATCCAATGAAGTACACAACTTTCAACATCGGGCTTAACAACAACCCATTCAACTACGAGCAACTTGCTCGATTCATTAACAAGGCATTCGGCATGACTAACGAGAAGGTCGAAATTCAACTGAAAAACGGCACATACGAGGGCGACAGCGAGCCTACAGCCGTTGTACGGGTCACACACTCATCAGAGTATCAGGACGACCTGTGGGCGGAAATGATGGCCACCACCTTATGCGCGGTCTGCACACAGGAGTGCATTCCTTATCGTCACGTTGTCGCTGACGTGGTAATGGCTCAACAGCTAGTATACCACACGCAATTCGAAGGCGAGAAGTACACGTTCGATGGTGCATACTTCATCGACTACGCAAACTAACAGGACTTGGAGCAAGGCGGGTTCGATTCCCGCTCCTGTTCTCTGCTCACAGCAGGCTCGTAATGCAACGAGGGGAGGGGAGCGGCAACGGCTCGCACCCTCCCTACCTACGAAACAACTTAAATCATAATACAATGACAATTTCAGTAACAACAGGAGGCTACGGCTTCTCACGCGATTGGACACTCAATGCCTACGGCAGAAACTTCTACCTAGGACAGGACGTCAAGTTCTGCTCTCGAGTCCTAGGGATGCAACCTAGAGACATCATCCACGGGGCAGGCATACAGCATCCGTGCGACCTACGGGTAGAAAGCAATAGGAAGGCGATAGCACGCTTCATCTGCCGCGAACTAGGTATCACCCGCTCAAACGTAAAATCAATTGAACCTTGGGGCTTATGCGCCCAATAAACTACACAACTATGGAAACAACTGAAAGATTCGCACGCATATGCAGTGCAACCAACGAGGGTATGAACGAGGGCTTCCTGTTTGAAGAGAGCCTTCAATACTTCATTGAGCAGGAGGACGCTGAACGCTACGCAATCGAGATTGGCTACGCCGACCTCGACGAGGCATACGACGACGACGCCTACTGCTACACTGAATGGGATTGGGAAGATGAAGGCGAGTGGTATGAGAAGCATGACGGCCAATGGTACGAATGCACAAACGACAGCAAAGTATTAATCAATAACAACTAAGCAATATGGACAACATCAAAATCACTAAGGAAGGCTTCGTGTTCCTCGTAGTAACGGAATCAGCCAAAGAACTATTCTCATCAGGTGCGCTTGCCATCTACGAATTGTATGACGACAGCGAGTCGCTCATACTTACTCGCGAGCATCTCAACAAGGCTCTCGAACACGGCAGCGAAATAGTGGTAGAGGTAGCACACCTGCACGCTCTTAATGACTCATATAGACACCAAAACCAATGAGCAAATCGATCTTTCTAGCAGCCATACTCACAGCGGGGCTGTGGGTTGGCTCTTCCCTAGACAAGGAAGTCCTGCTGTACGAATGTGTGCAGCAGACTGAAGGCACGGACTCAGACTGCGAGCAGTGCTACGTTAAAGTATACGGACATCATTCAAACGATTAAACAATAACAACATGACAACACAAGAATTCATTAAGCAACTTAGCGGGATGCAGGTTGCCAAGTTCGAGAACAACACCATCTACATGGCTAACGGCCTAGAGATAGCGCACCGCGTAGAGATAAGCGAGATGCTCCTGAAGGACGACGCTATGCCACTGCAAATGACCCTACGGATATCATTCTACGGGGCATACGTTATGACGTGGGGAGCGGAGGACAACGACGACAACAGAGAACTAGTTCAATGGTGGATTCGCCATCGAAGTTTGGGTAGAATCAATTCAAAAGAAGTCGAGCAACAGAGAGCCAAGGCCGGCTATTCATTACTCATGCGCGAGCAATAGGTAAACCGATGAGGCTTCAGTAGCCGAAACCATGGGGCTTGCCCCTGTGGTCTTTACCAATAAAAATATAGTAACATGACAACAGCAAAACTCAGCGCGGACACCATCGATATGTTGATAGGCCGCACAATTCACAGCGCAGGCGACAATTGGATTAAGCTAGACAACGGCTTAGTAATCTACCTCGAAGACAGCGAAATCGAACACCTTAATTAACAACAGCATGAAACAAGAGTACATGGGTATCAGCGGCAAGGTTAGCCATGACCCACAATTAGCAAAGCAGTACAACGCACTGCTTCAGAAGCTAGGCACGGAAGGTATGCTCATCCTCATCGAACGATGGATGGACGACTCAGACCTGCAATCAATCATCGCATACGACGACAACTATTAAACACAACAACGAGATGAAAACCCTATTCTTCGCGGCCATGCTCGCCGCACACCAACACACAGCGGACATGAAATTCCGCGAGATGCAAGACGATGGCTCAGTAGTGTACGAGGGCGATGACCCCGACACAGGCCGAGCAATGTTCACCCTGTTCCTTCCTGATGGCGGCAAGATTGAGTACGCCTATCGGGAAGAGGTAATCAACTACATCAACACGAACCAATTCAAATACGACGACTTCCAATGAAAAACAAAACAGCAAAACAAATCAAGGCCACGAGTGGCTACGACCTAGGAGAGAGGCTGAACTGCCTGCACTCCATCATGACCAAGCTAAAGCAATACGGACACGTATTCGAGGTTGACGAAAAACTATGCGTAATGGTGCAGGATGAAATCAACGGCATCCTTGAAGAACTAGACGCACGCGAAACAGCAGAATTAGTACAACAATAATAACAGCCCCAATGAAAAGAACAACTAGCATTCAGACAACCATCGGATGGGTGGTTTACATCGCTCTTGTAGCGCTAATCATTTCACTATCATCTTGCTCCTCTACCCGCCATGGGTCGAGCCACCAAGACCATCTCAGAACCACGCATAACCGGAATTTCGTCATCGTCGACAACGGCGGATGCGGATGGAATCGTTAACAATCATTAACAAGTGGGCGCAGGGTTTAAAACTACCTTGCGCCCATAATTTAAACTTCACTTCAAATGAGCAACGAACAAATCAAACGCAGGCTCCTGTTCATCATCGATGACGCGAGCCGTTTACTTCACCACCTAGAGTTAGGCAGAGACATGAGCGAATTCACAGGCTTTGCTGACGATGGGTACACGCACCTGTCCAACATCCAAATCGCATCCAACCTAGAGGACACCGAGTGTGATGCATGGAAGAACATACACTCCATGGATGCAAAGACCTTAAAACTTATAACCCTTAATTTTTCAAAATAATACATTATGAACTTAAAACAATTCAGCAAGCAGATTGCGACCACGGGTGGCGCAACCTACAACATCGTAACAGGTGACGTGCCTACATCGGGCTATGCAGCATCGACCAAGGGCCATGAGAAGGTAGTAGAGATTCCATCGGAATGGGACTCGTATACGAGCGGAGAACGCGAAACGTTCATCAGCATGCATGTCCTCGATTTCATAGCAATCAACGGCCTTAAACTAGAAACCGAGTGGGACTACATGGGAGCGTGGACGGACGATGGCAAGATATACTTCGACGTGACCCGTGTGTTCGATGAGATGTACGATGCAGTCCTGTTTGGTATACTCAACGAGCAGCGGGCCATCTACGATTTCAACCGAGGAGAATCCATTGAACTGCCACAGGGCCAAACGCACGGCACGATGACTCAGATAATGAACTACGCGAAGATGACGGCTACAGCATTAACCCATAAAATTCTGACCAATGCTTAATTCAAACTTCCACAACACTAGCTTCGGTTCCTTCATGAAGGGACTTGCCAAAGATACTCCACACTCGAAGGTTGTCCTTCGGGTGGTGGAGGATGACGAGGACGGATTCGTTTCCGTGTACGCATACAACCAATTCGGAGACTATCTCAACGCTTTCTCCTACATGGACAGGTTCGAGGTAGACGACGACGCGAGCGAGGCAATTAACGAGTATCAACTAGACATCGAAACAACTAAGTAACATGAACGAAGAAAAAGTAATCAACTTCATCCAAGAGCAAATCATGGATGAATGGCGGATGGTCATGAACTATGAAGCCCAACTTAAAAAGCCGGAATGGGAGGGTGACGAAATCATATCGGCTTACGTGGCCAACTCCAAGGACCGCATCGAAATATTGACAATAATCCTTAACAAGTTTGAACAATGATTTACTACAACAGCTATGACGATTGGAAACTATCCAACCCTGACGACGACGGACACTACACCGAAGAAACGAATGTGATTGGAGAGAATGCCTACTTCAAGTATTCAGACGGCAGGCGTTGGGTGTACGGGATGCTAACCAAAAATGGTTGGGACATCCGCATACACAGCTACCACAGAATACCAACGATTGACATCGATGAGTTTGAACCTACGCAAAGTGAGTTCGATGACACGCTGTACAGGGTGCGTATGAACTACACTCAGTTCGTCTACATCGAGCAGGGTGAGTTCATGGAGCGGTACAACACGGCTCGTAATCTTCTAGATAAACTGATGGCCGATGAGACGGGTAATTGATTACATCGTATTTACCCTGATGATGTGGCTCTTAAAAGATATTGACAAATGATTATAGATTATCGCGCAGGTGATGAAATCATCTGCATCCGAGACCACTCTCAAGGAGTCGTCAAGAAGGGAGAAGTATACACCGCGCACGAGTTGAAACGCAACGGGTGCGGGTGTGTACTCCTTGTTGACGTTGGATATACATCTGACAGGCCGTTCACCAAGTGTCCTGCCTGTGGAATGAACGACGAAAAGACCGACAATGTATGGTGGGTCGATGCCCGTTTATTCCGGAGACTACTCACCCGATCTGAGGAGGCTGACCTCGCAGATGTCCTCGCGGAGGTATTCGCAGAGGAGTTAATTAGTCTTAATTAACATGGGAATAGCTGATATCATGGACGTTTTACTATATTTGCAAACTACATGACAAGATTATTCAAAACCAAAGACGGGTATGAAATTATCAAACATTCGCGTGACGTTTATGCAATCATAGGCAAGCACGTGAAGTACATCGGCAAGGTTTCACCCAACTACAAATCGAGCGGGCAACTGCTCAAGAGTATACCAAACGAAATCAAAACAATCTTCTTTAACATCCAACGCAATGACTGAACGAACCTATTGGGTTATCTCGATTAATCCTGACCTTACCGGCAACATCGACACGTTTTATACATATCCTGACGCATGGAACTATTGGCGCAACATGAACCTGACGCCTAATGGGATGATGTATATGCTCATCGAGAATCCTGACGTGGCCGAGCAGTTCTGCAATGAACACAACTTACAATTTATAAACCAAGTAACACAACAATCATGAATTGGAATCTCCAACAACTATGGAATGAATGCGTTTATTCCCAACAGCGTGCGCTTGAGCCACGCGATTATTGCTATGCATCAGAAATCGGTCAGCCACTAGTTGACCGCTACCTGAAGATGAAGGCGGTGACCCCGACCAATCCACCCAACATGAGAAGCCTGCGTAAGTTCGAGGCAGGTAACCTAGTGGAGTGGGTAGTGCGCTACGTTCTAGAGCGTGCAGGAATCATCTTCAACACACAGGAACGTGTCATGGTCGAATACCCCAATATGCTTCGCGTATCAGGACGTATTGACTTCCTAGCCGGTGGCCGCATCAACATCGAGCGTGCCAAGGAGGACATCACATCGTCTCACCTGCCGGAATCTATCCAAGCATCCTCCCTGTACATTGCAGAGAGATTGTATGAGAAGTTCGGTGACAAGGAACTAGAGACAAAGGTTCTTGAAATCAAGTCCTGCTCATCGTTCGTCATGGACATGATGGAGAAGACTGAGAAGCCTATCAAGCACCACCGCCTGCAACTCTTCCACTACATGAAGGGGCTTAACCTCAATGGCGAACTCGTGTACATCTGCAAGGATGACCTGCGTATGATGTGCTTTCAGTATGAGCCTACCGCTGAACTCGAACAGGAATACCTTGCAGACCTTGCGGGTATCACCCAGTACTTCACATCAGATACTCGACCGCCTCTTGAGAACCACATCGTGGTTGAGGATGGCAAGTTCAAGAAGAACTTCGGCATCGAGTATTCAAACTACCTCAAGTTCCTGTACGACTTCGATGAGCCGCGTGACTATGCTGACTCAGTCAAGTCTCAGGTTGCACGTTGGACTCGCGTCATCGCACGCTATGCCAAGGGTGAAAAGATAACCGCCAAGAACGAAGAGGTACGTGCCGAGATTGAGGCCGCCGGATACAACTTCAATCAGATTGTAGAACAAGCCAAGAAGTTTGGCGTAACAGAAGAGGAGGAGGAAGCATGAAACGAGAAACATTCATGAGTTGTTGTAAACGGATGAAGATATCATCCAACAACATAGACGCAGCATACAAACTCAACATCGACCTGCATGAGTTCATGGACGACGAGCATTGGGTGGTGCAACACCTTTGGAACGCCATCCTGACTAAGGAAGGATACGATTGGTTATCATGGTTCATGTATGAGAAGGCGTACCTGTACGAACTCAGAGAAGACATGAAAGCACATGACGAGCATAAGAACGAGATATGCAAAGACCTCGATGGTCTGTACGATTATTTAGTAACCAACAATTATTTTAATACACCAACCAAATGATTATCGAAACACTTTACAACGTAGGGGATATGGTATATTTCCTACACAACAACATGGTAGTTTACCATAACATCTACAAGTTAGACATCGGTGTGTACGAAGGCCACATCAACACATACCTTATCTTCAGGAGCGGAGACGAAATCATCGTCAAGCATCAAGACAATGTGTACCCAACACTAGAAGAAGTAATCCAATCAAAACCACAAGCAGCATGAAAATCCTAGTCCAAAAGAACATCCCGATAGAAACAACACGGGAGACCAAAAGCAAGTACCCATTCCATGAAATGGAAATTGGCGACTCATTCTTCATCAGGTGCGATGCAGAAACCATGACGAGCAAACGATCGACAGTCCTGTCCTCATCCGTGTACTACGGCAAAAGCAGCGGCAAGAAGTTTAAGTCACGCACATATCCCGATGGTTTTAGAATCTGGAGGGTAAAATGAAACACAACGGAGTAATCACACCACAGGGGGCATTGCGAATCTACAATCGCCCCCTCTTCGATGAAGAAGTCAGAGCCATGTCCCGTGAAAAGGACTTGGCTGTGACCATCGAAGTCAAACTGAAGAAGCGATTCCGTTCTGACGTACAGAACGCATACTACTGGGGAGTCGTCGTGGCGATGATAGTGGAAAGGCTCAGGGAGCTTGGCCATGACGTTGACCGCGACCTCACGCATGAGTTTTTGAAGGGAAGGTTTCTCTACTCCGAGCTGACCGACCCGACCACCGGTGAAGTGATGAAAATCCCACGCAAAACGTCGGAACTTGCAACGGAGGAATTTATGGAATACATTGAACACGTCAAGCAGTTTGCTGCCGAGACGTTGGACATCTACATTCCCGACCCAAATGAGCAACTTGAAATATAAAATCATGACAATAGAACTAAAATCAAAAATAATAAACGATAAGTATACCCAATATGTATACGACACTTTTGACATTCAAAATCAAGAAGAGACATCCGTTTCCATACCAATGGATTTAGGTAGTGCCAAAACATTTGATTGGAATATAGGTTTGATATTAGGCGGAAGTGGATCTGGAAAAACTACCATACTTAAAAAATGCGGCCAACTAAAGAAGGTTGAGTTCGATCAATACAAGCCTTTAATAAGCAACTTTGATTGGCTTGAACCAAAAGACGCAACATTGGTGTTGACATCTATGGGCTTGTCTTCTGTGCCTACATGGCTTCGTTCGTTCCATACACTTAGCAATGGTGAACAATACCGAGCCACCTTAGCTTATTTGGTGGCTTCTGCTAAAGATGGCGAAGTAATACTTGTTGACGAATATACATCCGTGGTTGATAGGGATGTTGCAAAGGCCATGAGCTTTGCTTTGCAGAAATATATTCGTAGAGAAAACAAAAGAATCATACTTGCATCTTGCCATTATGATATATTGGAATGGTTAATGCCGGACTGGACTTGCTCACCACAAAAAGGAGGCGCACTCGAAAGGTGCGACTATCTTCGGCAAGGCAGACCACAAATCACATTACAAGTTAGTAGAGTCGAGGTTGAAACTTGGGACCTCTTCAAAAAGCATCATTATCTAACCGAAGAAGTAAATAAAAGTTGCAAGTTTTTATTGTTTGAATGGAATGACAAGCCTATTGGAATAGTGGCAATAATAAATCAACCAAGAAAGGGATGCCCAAATGGATTTGCAATAAGCAGAATTGTAATCATGCCAGACTTTCAAGGAATGGGATTGGGTGTTAAATTATCAGAGTTTTGCGGAGGACTGATTAGAAATATGAGCGGATTATGTTTTATTAAAACCGTAAACCCTGCGCTAGGCGAGTATTTTAACAAAAGCAAAAATTGGAGGCCTACATTAAAAAATGGAAAAGTAGGTAACACTAATGATGATAATGCCAAAAATAGGAAAACAAGATTATCCTATTGTCATGAATACATTGGAGCAAGTATAAGTGGATATGAAGATTTATTATTGCCTATATCCGAAATGAGAAACAAAAACAATCTCACTCTTTTTTAACTCATTCAAAAGAAAAGACAGAGAAAAGAAACAAGTCAAGAAGAAACCTAAAGAGAAGAAAAGAAAAAGCCTCCCCCCGTGAAAAACAAACTACCCCGCCCCACAAAGGGGCAGCTACCCGATCCAACATACTCGCGTATGAAGTTTGCCTCTTGCACCGACAGGGCTGATTCGGATGGTGGGGAACGGGTAAAAAAAAGCCCTCGTCTGGCTGGACCGAGGGCATTTTGATTTGAGATTTTGATTTCTCAATTCCCACATTTCACTGCCAGCCAGACACTGAAATGTGAGAACGCAACAAATGTATGGCGACTGCAACACGGAAGTCAAAAGAAATAATTGCATTAACTACACACGTAAGTTATCTTTGTAACATGAAACAACAAATCCAACAACTAATCGAGTGGCACAAAGCCACTGACACCCCAATTCCAAACAAAATTACTGCGCTTGATGACGAACGTATAACCCTCAGATTCGCTCTGATGGAGGAAGAAAACCTTGAATACATCAGGGCAAGAAGTTATTCGGACATAGCTGACGCTTTGGGTGATATGCTATACGTCCTTGTGGGTACGATCGTGGAGCATGGCCTTCAGGATAAAATAGAGGCCATCTTCGATGAGATACACCGCAGCAACATGACCAAGGTCGTGGATGGCAAGGTAATCAGACGAGACGATGGGAAGATACTTAAGCCGGAGGGATACGAGAAGCCAAACCTTAAACCAATATTGGAGGACGCAATATGAAAAAGCAAACAGCAGTAGAATACTTAATTCAAGAAATAAAAAATGATGTATTTGTGCATAGCAAAAGCACTAAAGAATGGAATCATATATTTCGACAAGCCGAAGCAATGGAGAAGGAGCAGATTAACAAGGCTTGTTATGATGGGTATTATAAAGAGGATGAAAAATACACTTATGAATACTACAACGAAACATACGGAGGTGACAAATGAGTCCAAAACAAAAAGCAAAGCAGCTTATAGATAAGTTTGAATCACATTCTTTCATGGATATAGACATGAGAATAAGCTCTTATGAGTCAGCTAAACAATGTGCTTTGGTAACAGTAGATGAATTAATTGAACATACAGATTGGACAGAAGTAAATTTCTGGCAAGAAGTAAAACAAGAAATACAAAAGCTATGAAAGGAACATTAATGAAAACAGACGATGGTTGGGTGGTAGAATACTTGGTAGATGAAAAGACACCAGTAGGACATAAGTTTTGGAGAGAAACACTTCCACTACATCCCGACTTTATTGAAATGATGGATACTTGCTTTACATCCAAGTTTACACATGAGATAGAGTTTGAGATAGTGAGGTATTGCAAAAAACACAATTCAGACCCATCTAAAAGCTCTGTATGCACATTAGATTGTGGATATGAGGAAGTTTCTTACGCCAAACTAATCCATCATCCCGTTGACACCAACAAAATGATGGAGCATATTGGTGACGTCAACGAAATGGTTAACCATGTTCCTGATGTCGGGAAGATGGTGTCTAATTCTGAGATAGGTAAAAGAAGATGGGATGATTGGGATGAGTTTAACAAGAAGGCTTGTTATCCAGAGGATTATCAAAGTGCATTTGCCGATGGATTTACAAGAGGTGCTAAATGGGTAAATGAAATAGCCAAAGAAACTCTATATACAGAAGAACAAGTTAGGGAAGCTATGAATTGTACTGTTTTATCAGCTAAAGCAAAAGAAAGAGTTATTCAATCACTTAAACAATCTAAACAATGAACAAGATAGAATTTGCAATTAGAGATTGTGAAGAGCATATCAAGAACCTGCAAAACGAAAAGATGATTCTAAATGCGGAACTTGATGCCTTTAAAAAACAACTGGGTATTCTTGAAAGAATTAGAGACAACAAGCACATCCCACATGATGACCAGCATAAGCCTGTAACCCTTGCTACTTCTGTGGATCAGCTTGAGATGCTTAATACAACAACTTCACAAGATGACAGATGGACGTTAACTACAAAAAATGAAGGAAGTGACAAATGAGCGATAAACCAACATTAGAAAATTGTTCATTTACATTCGTTCAAGAAGGGAACTGTAACGGGACAACAGATAAGTATGAAGAACTAACAATAGAGTGTGAATCATCACTTGGAATTGACAATGATAACGGGTGCTACTATGTCTTAAAAACTGAAACAGGATGGAGCATAGACAATGTTAATGACTTACAAGAATTATTGGATAGGATTAACCGAGTAATTAAAGAAGGTGACAAATGAAAAATGTACGCATAGTTAAACGAACAATGCCAGACGGAAGGGTCTACTACTTCTACCAAATAGAAAAGAAGTTCCTATGGAAGCGTTGGTGGGCTGACTATTACGACGCATGGTATAATACAAGAGACCTGTTCCATACATTAGAAGAAGCAGAAGAACACTTATGGTATGTACAAGAAATTAAACCAATTGACGAAATAATAGAAACACATGAAAGCAATACTTGAATTCAACCTTCCTGACGATCAGGAATACTGGGACATGGCAGTCAAATCCCGCGAGATGGCCTACGCGCTCAACGACATCAGAAACTACCTCAGGGGTAGGGTAAAGTACGAAGAGATGCCTGCTGAAAAGTGGGAGACCTGCGATGAGATTTACCAAGAGTTTTTCAGATTACTTGAACAAAATAATATAAAGCTATGATAAAGATTTCAGACAAGCCATCCAAGAAGGTGGAACACTTTACCGGAACGATAACAATGGCCTTTCCGGGGTTCGAAAACAAGATTTGGAACTTTACGGTGTTGCGTACAACGAATGGATCAACTACTTTTGCTGTACAGGCAGACTATGAGCAATTCAAACAATACGTCGAAGAGGATGAGGCAATTGATTACTTTGCTTCGATACTCGAAGAGACCGTCAAGGCAAACTTGGCTAAAGAACAGGCAGAGTGGAAGCCTACCGAAAAATAAGATAGCTTATGAAGGCGAGGAATAAGAAGTGCAGAATCTGTAGACAGGAGTTTATCCCCAAATACAGCACGATGCAGGCAACGTGTGAGAACATCGAATGCATGATTGCTTACTCCTCCAAGCAGAAGGATAGGAAGGTTAAACGAGAACTGAAAGAGATCAAGGAACGTAACAAGTCCGTGTCTCAGTGGAGGAAAGAACTCCAGCAGGTGTTTAACCAATTCATTAGGCTTCGAGACCAAGGGAGGGGGTGTATATCCTGCGGGAAGAAGCTACAGGGGAAGTACGATGCCGGCCACTATTTTAGTGTCGGCTCGTACCCCAACCTGAGGTTTCATGAGGACAACGTACACGGCCAGTGTGTAGAGTGTAACCAACACAAGCACGGTAACCTGATCGAGTACGGCATCCGGATTGAAAGGCGAATAGGCAAGAACGCATTAGAGGAATTACACTCCCTGAGGAATGACCGCCTGAGCCTTCCTCTTGATAAGATAAAAGAGTTGATATACCACTACAAGGACAAAGTAAAAGAGATAAAAAAATGATAGATCCACCAACTTGGGAAGACCTAGGTTACGCTAATTTTGAATAATGGACAAGACCAAGAACATATATACCTTAATCATCCTTGCACTGAGTGTTGTGATCCTGTTCGGAGTATTCTTCATGGTATTCCGGATGGGAATCCTTCACACGAGTTCAGAGAATGAAACCGTGGCCATAGAAAGGCTGCATGAAATCAACGAGAAGTACATCGCGCAGATGGACTCTAACCTCATCATCGTAACGCAAACCAAGGCAGCCCTTGACTCGTTCATGGTGCAGGACGAGCAGCAGTTTCTGATTGAACAGGAGCGCATAGAGAAAGCACAAAAAATTGTTTCACGAATACCCCGTATGTCAAATGACTCGCTCAAAACTTTATACGTTAACTCTTGGAATTATCTTCTCAATGAGTATCGTACTGGACGCTTGCGCCCAGCCAACTAACGCCCCTCAGATGCCTCGTGAGGCTCAGGAAGTGATCTCTGCCGCTGCGGAGACTATCAGGCAAGATAAGATGACCATCGAATCACGCTCACAGCGTATTCAAATGATGAAGGATCAAATCGAAGCCGCACAGATAGCCCTTGATTTGGCCATCAAAAATGGCGACCTATGCGAGGAGGTTCGTCAGAACCAGTTGGCAGAGATTCGCTTCCTGAAAACTCAGTACACGGACATGAAGAAGGAGATGAAGAAGGAGCGTAGAAGAAAAATATTTTGGAAATGTACATCGATAGCCCTTCTTGGTTTTTCGGTGTATTCATTGTTGTTATAGTTGTTATTGTTGGTTAAGGGCAATCAAACGTGGTTGCCCTTTTCTTTTTGAAAAAAATTGCGTAAATTCGCCACGCATATCAAGTTAATAAATCAAATCTAATAAAAATGTCAAACGTACAAAAGGCACTAGAAATTCTAGACTTACCAGAGGAGTTCGCTCAGTATGACGGACAAATCAAGACTCGTACCCAGCGTCAGGCTTGGATCTACGAGGTAACAGACATCTCATCGTCGCCAACCCGTGTGTACTACACGATTGGATACGACAACGACAAGACCGACGCGTTCGGTATGTACCCACTCAACTACCTCGCTAACTCAATCCACCACATGGGATTTGTTTACGAAGGGACAGACGAGCAGGGAGTAGCTACCCTAACCAAGCCCGGTAAATTCGTTAAGCACGAAGCACCAAGCGGACTTGCCGGACAGAACGTGTACTACGTGTGGACTCAAATCAAGGCCAGTGAACAGGGTGTCGACTATATGTTCGAGCCATACGAGACCACATGGCAGGGCGTAGCAGACGACATGAAGGACCCAATGATCCGCATAGGATATAAGGCCCGTCTTGTGAAGAAGGGAGCAGATGGCAAGCCATACGTTGCTTGGACATCCAAGTACGCCATCAACCCTAAGCGCCGCATCCGCCGTGCTGAGTTCCTTCAGATGATTGGAATCACCTTGGAAGAGTTCATGCACAAGACTCGTTGGTCTTGGAGCCGCGTTGCTACCAATCCAGAGACCCACATCAACAACATCTCAATGGACATCGAGCAGATTGGAAACGATCAAATCAAGAGCGTGTTCTACATCAACGGAGTGGACGCTCAGACGTTCAACTACAAGACCCTTATAAACTCGTTTGATAAGACCTACGATGGATATATGTGGATGTACCGTCTCAACAATGGCCCCGGTGCGATTACGACCGACAACGTGTACGGAAGCACACTGAACATTGCAATTAATCCTCAGGCTGACTCAACCATCAAGGTTGCCTCAGGCGCGGTGAATACTTGGGATAATAACACAAAGACTCTGACGTATAATCCTGACCTAACTTACGATGCTCAGGTTATCGCTTACGCTGAGTTCCTCCCTGCACAGGGCAAGAACGAAAACGTGGGCCGTACCTACAGCCTCGAAACGCACGAAGAGACTTTGTTCTAGTGTTTTTGATGTATAGATTGCAAACTGGGGGCCTTGCGCCCCCTTTTTGTTATCTGAACCTCTCAGACTTCTTCCACCTTGTGATGTGGGTGTTCTTGGATAAGGGCCGGATCTTCACGTAGACCCCGTCCCGTGACCGAGAATCGCGCATCCCTTGCTCGTTGGTGTTACCCTCTATCGTGCGGATTGAATGCTCTCCTATGCGGTCTACGATGCCGGTGTGTCCGATTCCTTTGAACCTTGAGTTTCTAAAGTTTTGGTATGTGTATGTGGCAACAAGGACATCGCCATCATTAAAGCTCTTATAAAACTTTCCATCGGTGAAGATTACGTCTTTCTTGTTGTATGCGGTAGGAGACCAGCCTGTTATGGTGTTCTCGATTCCGCACTCGAACAGCATGGCCTTAACGAAAAAAGCGCACCAAGCCGAGCCAGCACGCCATCCTTGCTTATATAGTAATACTTGTAGTTCTTTATCAGTAAAGCCTTGGTTGTTGCCCCCCTTCTCTTTTACTCCGACAAATGAGGCGGCAGTGGCGCGGACACAGTAACCGTCATTATCAGCCACAGTATAAACAGGAAGCATAAGAACAACCCAAAGTAAACACAGACGTATAAAGTTATTCTTTGCCATGGCGTGGAAGCGTATTCTATTTCTCCCTTGGCGTACTTCGAGTAGAAGTAGTTCTGTAGCGTTCTAAAGTTAAAGAACCCACCAAGGAACACCACAAAGTTACCAAAAATCATGATAAGTGCGGCAAGAATTACCTGCTGAATGTACTCGATTGAGATGAGTCCGTCGCCGAAATACTCAGCGCTGTAGGATCCGGCGAGAAGGAAAAGGAAGAACGCGACTGGGATAGACCACAGGCCGTCGAAGAGTTGGAGTTTGCGTAGTATCTTTTTCATTATTCTAGATTTGTTATTTCAGCATATTCTATTTGGGGAATATCAATAATTGAATCAGTAAAGACGGTTACATCCTGATCATTATTAATTGCTTTTGCTTGTTCAAAAACAATTGCCTTTGTTTCAATAAGATTGTCATCAAAAAGCAATGGGTCGCAAGAGTTTGGGGCAGATACCAAACAGGTTTTACCCGCGAAATCATTAAATTGTATTTGATAAATATAGTATCTCATCTTACTAAGTTAAATGCCGCTCCGTAATAATCCGCTCTAAAATCTTTGGCTGTTGTCCCAACAGTGGAGGCTATACCAAATGAAAGGTTACCCCCATAAGCACTTGCTGTTCCAACAAACTTTGATGAAACTTGGTAAGTTATTCCATCGGTAGAGTAAAAATAAACAGCATCTCTAATGTTTGCTCCACCAGGTTTATATATTCCAAGTATAACAAATGAAGTTCCCGCAACCAATGGACTTGAGACCGTAGATACTGTTCCGGCTACATTTGAAGTTCTATTATCCCAATTGGCATTAGCACTTCCATTATAGTACCATGTATATCCAACAGTAGTTTGTGTTGTATTCAACACTGTTCCACCACCGTGCATTCCAAACATAGCCTGAAAATCTTGAGCGCCTGTTCCAAGTTGAAACAATTGAAATCTTCCAACAACTAAGTATGGGAAAGTAGAGTTAACTGCAAATGAGTTATTTCCCCCTAGTCTTCTAGTCTGTGTTCCCATGAACACAAATCCTGCTGCTGAAGTCCCTGTTTGAAGGCTATATGATCCAAACGCATCTCCTTCTGCCCTTGTAAGTGAGCCAGTACCTGAACTCACTACACCTGCTGCTCCTATACCTACAGCATTACCTCCCGTACCCGTTGATGATGCAGAGGTGCAATCATCAAAGAAATCCAATCCCATTGGAGTACTCAATGCCATTTGATTCCAATATGTTCCATCATAAATAAAGGTCACACTTCTTGTTGGCATGAGCATATACGCCATGCTATTGTACGTTCGGAACCTATTTGCTACTGTTGATGAAGGCGACAAGTTCTCTATGATGATGAGGTTGTTTGCCGTGGAAGCGTTTACAATAGTTACAATCCTTCCAGCGCTTGGACTTGCGAGTCCACCAAGACTCATCATGTAGTTTGTATTCGTAGAATCTATACGAATTACTTTAACGCGATCAGATGTGCCGGGCCATCCTGTTGGCGCATAATTATCTTCCCTTGCGTTGCTTGTAGATACGGATATTTGACCTAAATCATTAAGCGCATAGTTAGGAATGTTTAATGTATTACCGCTCAATGTAGCATCGCTTGATGTCCCAGTGACTGTCAACGACGTAATCCTATTTGTATACGCCGTATTGAAGTTGGTCCAGTCCGAACTACTCAATGCACCGCGATTAGAGGCACTTGCAGTTGGTAAGTTAAATGTTTGTGTGTTTCCACTTGATGTTATATCAAAATCAGTTCCACTCGTTCCTACGGCAAGTGTTTGTACTGCTCCTGTTTGAATATTTCCTGATTTGCCTAACCCTGTAATGCCTGTCCCCGCTAAGATGCCTGCTTGTTGAGTTACAGTAAATATTGCAGAAGCTGTTGATGGTGGAGGACTACCTGCGGCGATAAATGGCATCGTTATCTGAGTGCTTGTTGCACTCCACACTAACTCATAATAATCACCCCCAACAACATCAAGCAAGTAATTCCAAGATGGCAACACGTGTCCGTTAACACCCCCGTGCTTTGCTACTACTGCCACAAATCCTGCTGATCCTACTACATCAACTCCATTCTTTCTAAGCCATATTGTTACGTCATGCTCTTGAGTGTCACTGTTTTCAAGCTGAACACTAAACTGCAAGTTATATATCCCTGTGTTTGCAAACGTGATACGGGAATCGCTTACAACGGTTACCCCGTTGCTTAAATCCATTGTACGGAATTTAATAGGATAACCAGTATTGATTACGGCAATAGTCTGAGTTAATACATCTTGATACATTGCATAGTATCCACTTGCAGGAGGTGTTGTATTAGTCCCCCATCTCAATCCGGTAGGAGTTGAGCTATCCGCAAGCAACACCTGGGTATCTAGACCTACAGGAAGCCTTGCGTCTGCCGTGTCGTATGTGTAAAGGTCGCCCTTGGTTGTGAGGGGGGATGTGCCGCCTGCATCTTGAAACTCAACCTCACCTGTTGCGGCGTCCATCAATGTTAAGACTTGTCCAGCTGTTGCTGCACCTGTCTGAACATTAGGAGTAACAGTTTTTATTCCGTCTGTATCTATGCTTATATTGTAAGTCTCAGGGGATATGGACACATTGCTATATGACAAGGTTATAGACGATACCGTCGCCTCAATGCCGCTACCAAAGCCCGATGAATTGGAAAATCCAAGACCAGCACTTAATGTTTGTACTATTACATCCGCCTTATCGCCATTTGGCTCCTCGTGTTTAATTAAAGCTGATCCATTAGCAGCGTATAATTGAGATAATAGACCCGGAGTGGATGTGCTTTCTGACGTTAAGCTAATTTTAGAGTTTGCGCCGACAGTGAAATTATTCATTTCAGCAAACGTCATACTGTGCAAATTTGATGCGCCATCAACAGTTGTGCTGTTAACAAGCGGCCCGCCCAATTGGAAGTTGTCCGTTGGGTTTTCTGTGAGACCGTTGTTGACGGTGTAAGTATTTCCGCTGCCGCCTTCTCCAACAAAAACGTTACCCAAATTATCTACATTAAGAACACCTACAGATGCACCCGCATTGTATGTCGTCCCATTAATAACCCACGACTGATATGCAGTTGAACTGTTATAGTCATTAAGCCTTACTCTTTTTGAAAAACTATGTAGTGAATTAATATCGTCCAGTATATATGTTGTTCCGTTGGCATAAGAAGTAATGTCACCCAAAGAAACCGCACCACTAGGATCCCCAAATTCAACTCTAAAAAATGGCTTATCAAAACCAGCGCTGGCTGATGTTAATTGCCCCAATATTTCAGCCTTTTGACCTATATTGTTTATGACAAACTTAGTTCCTAAATTGTAATTATCAATGTCTCCGAATCCCCATGATGCCGAACCTGAATGGTCAATATAAAAATTTCTATTACCATTCCATAAGATCTTTGATTGAGAATTGTTTATCTCTAAATAATTAGTAAGAAAAAAACCAGATGTATCGTCAATATCTCCAATTCTAACAAGACCGGATTCAAGATGCAACATTTTCTTACCCGTTGTGGCAAGGACATCTAAAGTGTATGCTGTATTAAGATTAATTTCAGTATTACGAACAAGCGGTCCGCCCAATTGGAAATTATTTGGATCAGACGTAGGGACGGTTTGCGGCTCAAGACCGTTGTTTACGGTGTATGTTTCTCCTGGGCCGCCTTCCGCCGTCAACTCACCAGTTGCACTCAAGGTAAGTCCATCACCAATGGTAATCTGCTGGAACTCCCCTTCATTAGGAGAATATCTTCCCACGAGGAACCCACTGTCCATTATAGATGTGACAGTTCCTGTGGTTTCAATCGGGTTTGGAGACGTAGTCAAAAGTCCCGTTGCGGTTACCTCTGTAACGGTTCCGCCTCCGACTATGGTCTTCTTCCACACAAGACCTGTGTTGTCTACAACAAGTGCGTAAGTGGGGGCGCTGTTAACAAACGTGCCGCTGCCATACTCGTTCAAGGTCAACTGACCAGTGCCGCTCACCTCCAACTTATTAGCAAGAGTGCCAGTGTTTATCAGTTGGAGTTGAAACTTGGACTGCTCAGTATTGTTGGTAAAGTTTGTTATCTCGGTCGTCAGTCGGCTGGCAACAAACGAAGAGTTCGCCACAGTCGGGTCATTGTTCCTGAACTGATAGTCGATGGTTGACTTGGCCAGGGCCGGATCGCCCGTGTAGTTCAAACGAAGCAGTGTATCGTTGGCCGATGAATAATCACCCTCCAAGGTCAGCTGAAGCGTGGGTTGAATAAGGTCCTGGTCGGCTACAATCTCTACAGATGGGTTGGGCCTTGTGCCTGATCCGTAGTCTTGAAACGTGGCAACACCCCCGTTACCCAAGTTGGCAACACCAAAGGGCTGCTGTGTGTCTTGACTAGCCGAACCCGACACGCCAAGAGCATACTCATTTGCTCCGTTGGTTGTAGTAATTGTTGTGTTTTCAATTAAAACTCCACCAAGGTGGAACACATTTGGATCGGCAGGGCTTTCCTTTGTATGAAGGCCATTCTCTACTGTGTATACAGGCAATGTAGCAAGTTCACCAAGACCGTTGATGTATTCCGTAGCCAAACCTTCAACAGTCACTGTGAATGTTCCATTTTCAGTCAATGGATTTGGATCGCTTACGGTGAACGCAGGAGGCATTATGAGTTCAATAGAACTTATTGTACCTGTTCCCGCCTCCACGTACTCGACGTGTCCTGCGGACGTCTTGGCAAGCACCCACCCCGTGCCAGCGGTGGCGTAGTTAGGGGTTATGATGTCGATGTATCCATTTGTAACAAGGATCTGCTGCGATCCAGCGTTAAGTGATGTCCCCGTCGAATTGGCAAGTATGTTACCGCCCGGTGCATCGATGAGAAACGACGCGTTGTTATCAAACACAAAGTTGTATCCCGCCCCATCTACCGTGTTATCCTTGTCAAGGACAGAACTTATATCCAAGGTGTCCTGCCATCCCTGAACCAGCGATCCACCAACACTCGTAAAGTCTATACAAAACTCTGTACCCTCAACAAATGGAACGCCCTGAGCATTCAACTCGATGGCTGTAAATCCCGCAGCTCCCCCCAAGTCAGTATATCCCGAAAGTTGAAGTACCGCGTATATCGTGGGATCTGTTTTGCTGAATATAAAAACCCAAGACCCATCCTGAACGATGGGAAAGAAACTCGTGAAATCTTGGTTGTTACCAGTTATATTGTTAAATCGAATTAGTCCGGGGCTTCCAGAAGTGTAATCAAATTCACCAACAATCCCACTTCCGCCTTCTCCACCATAGGTGTACTGAATAGAACACTCAGGCATGGCGTCTCCACATTCGCAACACCCCTTAAACACCGACGTTACAAGTAGCCTGTAAATCTCAATAGTCTTGGCCTGTACTACGTCCGCTGGGTCATTGAAGTTCAATGCCGTAAATGCATTGCCTCCTACCTCGGTAACAGTGTAAACGGTGAATGTAAACGCTTCGCCGGCTACTTGCGAAATAGTTATAGAATCGTATCGATAGGAAATGTAAGTCGGACTCTGCGGGAGAATCTGACTCATTGCACGGATATAGTCAGTCCCATTCAGGAACGACACTACATCGTTACCCTCTACCTGTATTTTGGTAATTATGGGATTGCTAGTGCTGTCAATCCGCTGTCTAATTGATGTCGATGCTGTAGCCATTATTTACATTCTTCTTCAGTCGCGAAGGTACAAAATTCGTCGAGACTTTTGTACATTTTCGCATACTTAGAAGAGGAGAACTTATCACGCCACTCCATCTTGACCCGCGCCCACTCTGGACCGGTTCGTACAGGCAGCGCCCGCTTTTCTTGCTTAGCGCCTAAAAAGATAAAATCGATCACAGACTTCTTGCTAGGACGCCCGCCGTTCTTGCGTTTGTTCTCTATCATCACTTTTACTTCATCGAGCTTTTCGTGGTTCGCTTCCTCCAGGAGTTCCACCATCTGACGAAGAGATATGCAAGAATCGAGCTTACCACGCGTTATCGAAACTTTTTCGCGAACGATCGGATCGCTGTCAAGAAATTTGATATCAAACCCAAGTTCACGCATAGCGAAGGTAAGGGAGAGAATGTCGGCCTTGATTTGCGCCGTTCCCCGGTTGGGAACCGAGGGGTAAATTGCGGAATGGGAGTCTGTGCGTTTGTTGTCATCTATCCATATTGATGTGGTACTAATTGCATAATCCCCAAGGCCGCGCTCAACCATAATGCTTGCGCTTGGGAAATTATACATTAGCTGGTTAATTAGTACTCTATATTCACCTAATTCATGCGGGGTGGGATCCGCTAATTTCAATTCTATCATAACTTCGTTTGTTGTGCAAATATAAAAGAAATCCCCAGACCGTTGCCTGGGGAACCCTAATACTTAAACATTATTATATCACCAAAACCGAGGCAAATATATACTCAAGATGCCTTTATGCAAAATTATTTTGCATTAATTAATAAATGTCATATATTTGCCCTGCAAGTTCGCGCACATCAGTGCAGTCGGGAGACGAGAACTTTGAGGGCGGGCTGATCACCGCCCTCTGTGTTTTCAGAAGGTATACAATTACAGAAGGGAGAAATTACTTTTGGTAGCGCTTGTTCTTGGCCTTCTTGTAGTGGCCGTAAAGAACAACGACAGAGACAGTACACGCAAGAATAAGGGACGATATTCGGAAGGCCCATTCGGCCTGCTCTTGCCATGATAAGACAGCGGCAAAGGTTGTTAATAAAACTGAACCTATTCCATCTACATATCCGTGTCCTGTCATATCCGTGTGATTGATATCATGATGCATTGCGCTTACAAATATATGTTATTTTGATTCTTCTATCTTAGCTTTTTTCTCTTTTTCTTTCTGTTCTTTGGTCTTGTAGGTAGACACGCCTCCTCCGAGGAATGCGTATGCTGTCAAGAAACCAGAAACCGTTTCAGGTTGATCTTCCCAAAGCTCATTAACAGTGCCTATGTACATAGGATAAAGGCTACCAGCAAGCTCTTCCGATAACAAAAACTCTTCGCCATACAACGTTCCTTTACCCTCTTTATCGACTTTCTGTTGCGCCCACTTAACAGCAAGTGCGGCAGTAGGTGCAAGTTTGTTTTGAACTAACTGAGCCGCTAACTCAGACCTGGTAGGAGTAAACATTCCCTGACCGAGTTTCTTAGTTTCACCCCCCTTGGTAATCGCATTCATAATCATGCGAGCCTGGAATACGACCATCTGTTGTTTACCCGCCCATGGGTCTATACGGGTATTGCCAAGGCGAATCTTCATGAAGTCTGAGCTGTACGGATCCAAAGAAACCTCTGTCTCTTCATCGTCATCGTCATTAAACTTAGCAGCCATGAGTGCAACCATGGAACCTGTAACGGCCATATAGGTCATGAAGTCGGCCATGGCCATCTTCTGGGCTACCGATGGCTTGTAAGTTCCCTTCTGTCCCATCTTACCGAAGTGATAAAAAGCAAATGGAGTCATGGTCTTGAGGACAGACGCCCAGTTGCGAGGAGAGAAGAACACGGTAGAAAGCACCTTTGAAGCCTTGCCCTCAAGTGGACCTAGAGACGCCCTACCAGTAAGGGTGTTGATTACGTCAGCAACATTCTTGTACTCCTCTGTGTTGTCATTGAAATTCTTTCCCTCCATCTCCAACTTCTTCATTCCGTCCAAGTAACGGAGGATACGAATGGTATTCATGTAACCAACCGTAGCCCTTTCCAGTGCCTTGAATACATTGAGCTGTTTCCACTTTTCATAAGCCTGACCACCCATCAACTTGACTGGCCATCCGGCGTAGTCCCACATGAAGTTTACCCATCCACCCAAGAACTGTTCTTCCTGTGCATTCAACCTAGCATCGAACTCAGACAAAGCAAGTTTTGACTTCTTCATTTGCTCGTAGTATGGCTGAGTCTTAATGAAGTCACCCCATTCTTTCGCCTTCTTCTCGCTAGCAAAGTGTTGTATCGCCTTGTAGAATGCTCTAGCGGCGTTGATAGGATGAGACAACGTTTGGATACCACCTTGGATAAGCAAGAACGAAATTTCACCCGTCGCCATAAGTGCGCGTGGGATGTTCCATATCTCAAGCAATGCATCTCGGAATTTCTCGAACTTGGTTCTGTTCTCAAGCTCCATCTTGTACATCTCGGTATCAAACTCGTCCTGCAAGTTCTGCTTTTGTACACGCAGCTTGGCGAGTTCCTCATCTTCAATCAGTGGAGTTGGTTTCTTCTTGGAGAAGTTACCAGTATTAAGTCTTTCTTGAAGTTCCTCGATTCTCTTGGCCGCACGTTGCTTGGCCTGATCCAATCTCTTGGCGTTCTTGATGCCGCTAGACTCTAACAGATTTTCAACCTGCTTAATCAAATCCTTTTCCTCCTGCGTCTTCTTAGCCTTTTTCTTAGGATCAGTCTCGGATGCGATGCCAGCCTGTAGGTCCTCGATCTTTGATGTGAGTTTACCAATACGCTTTAGGGCATTGATTTCGGCTTGAATGTCATCCGAAGTCTTGGTGACTTCCTTGCCGTAACCAGTAATAGCATCACGGATTTCGCGGTCCGTGGCGTTGGGATACTTGTCAGACAGCATGGTCTTTACAGCAGCCACAAGGTCGTCCATGTTATCGATACCCGACTCCACAAAGCTGCGGATCATGCCCGATGGGATCTGGATTTCTCCCGGAGTTTCCTCAGAGAACACGCCCTCCACCTGTGCGCGAACGGCATCCTTGTCTGCGCTATTGAGTTTCTTGTACCAGTCCTCCTGCTCAACGGCATTCATCATGGCTGCAATACCATCAGCGATCTTACCGGTTGCCTCAATAGCCTTTGCACCCACCTCAACAAGGTCATTCCACGATAATCCCTGAGTCTTTACCTCAATTACGTTACCGTTGGCATCCTTGAATTGGATGGGCTTTGTCTTTAACTTCTTGCGAAAGTCATCGGCTACAGCCTTGGCTTTCTTTGTATATGTGGTTTTGGCCGTCTGTTTTTGCTTGACGCTCGTTACAATCTCGGCAATAATGCCGTCTTCTTCTGCTTTTTTAGCACGAGCCTCTGCCTCCTTAATCTTCTTGTTCAGTTCCTTGATTTTCTCATCAAGGCTGCGGAACTTTTTCTCAACTTCCTCAGGTATAAATCCTGAGTTTTTATCCTTATACTCTTGTATCTTCTTCTCAGCAGAGTAACCAAACTTAGAGTTGCGATAGATGTCATCCAATGAAGATATGAATCGACCAGCACTTCTTGCCTTCCGGTCAAACTCATTGAACAACTGCTGCTGCAACTCAACCAAGTCAGCCATTTCCTGATCGGTCTCGGCAAACTCCATGTCCGTTTCCAACTGATCAATAAGCTCTGCGAATACATACGCTCCAGCACCGTCGTCCATCAAATTAATTCTCACCGATTGCAGCGCGGCATCAAAGCCAACATCATCGATAAACTTCTGAGCAGCTACCCTTGCATCTGTTCTGTTTTCTACATCGTAGGTCAATCCGTACTTCTCAATGGCCTTCTTAGCAGCCTCCACATCCAATCCCTTCACAGCCCTACCAAACAAAGCCTTGCGGCGTGTCTTTGGTTTTTCCTCTTCGGCTTCTTTTGCCCCGGCAATTTCGCCTTTGAGAGCATTGGCGTTCAACATGCCATCGGCAATGAAATTCTCCAACGCCCCGTCATAGAGCATCTCCATGTACTCCTCAAAGGTCATCTCCTTTGGAGTAGCATTCTTAGAAGTTTTGATTGTTACCTTACAAGGGTTGGCCATTAGAACAGTTTTTTCTCAAGCAATAACATTTCGAATTTGTCACCTTTCACGCCCTCAAGCATATTGAGTTTGTCGCTGTATTCTGCAACCGACTTGGTTTGAATACCACGGAACTCCTGCAAGAAGTCAAATGTGCATACATCCTTTGCTTCAAAAATTTTCCTCGACGTATCCTCGTACTTCTCGTACAACTCGTACTCAATTTTGTACGCCTCTTCAATCACTTCCAACAATCCTGAGAACTCAATCTGTGGCTTAGGAATAGAAGGAAGTGGTACGCTTATGTTCCAATCTACCAAGTACTTTTCAATCTTACCAGCGTGAACGAGTTCGTCGGCAGACTCAGCCGCAAAAAACTCAGCAGCCTTGAAGTAGCCTACGTTCTGACACCAGTTGCTAGCGGCACGATAGAAGTAAAAGGCATCCATCTCATCGAGATGACGCGGAACCAAGAGGTCTACAATGTTCTTTTCTAACTTATTGGGTTTCATGTCTTATTACGGGCAACCGTCGGTTTTATCTGTTATCACACCTGCGTTTTGCAGTTGCTTATTAATGTCGCTAATATTTTTGTAAATATACTTCAGTTTTGGGTCGCGATCCAAAATTTCGTCTATAGCAGCACGGGCAGTTGCACGTTCAGCGCGGTCTCCGTCTTTGAGCTTATAGTAGTTATCAACGATGCTTGCAATCTGTTCTCCAACCGGTGTAGTCGCCTTTGGCTCACTTGCCGTAGCACCAAACTCGTCTTGAAGGATTTCATTCAGCTGCTGCTTCTGGGCAGGACTCAAATCACCGTACCAGTCCTGGTTTGAGATGTTCTCGTCAACGGCCTGCTGTGGATCCATGCCCTCTGCAATCGCTGCTTCAACTGCGTCTACCCCATCTTCTACAGCCTGTCTGATTTGGGCAGGAGTGCGCTTCATCATTGATGGCTGGCCGGTTGGCTTTGTAACCAGAGCTAATACCTCGTCCCTACGCTTAACTGATTGATCATAAAAATCATTTCCAGGCTCTCTAAAGGCGGGATTCATTTTTTTGACCCTAGCTTCAAATGTGTCATTGATGAGTTTGATTTTCTCTTCAGCAGACATATTCATAATCTGAACAACATTGGCCTTGGTGTATGGTCCGAATTTATTCAGGAATTTAGAAGCATAGGCAGCAATTTCCCTGTCATTCTTTGTTCCAAAGTCCTCTCGCTTAGTTAAAGCGATCATTTTTTTCTCTCCCCACTTTCTATCAATCTCTTCTTTTGAAACAATCTTTGGAAGTCTACCCTCAGACAAATCCTTGGCAATCTCAGCAAGCTCTTGGGCTGTGAATTTGCGTGGGTTCTTACCGTCTGATCCGGTCTTGATGTTCTCGAATGTATCAAGGTCAAACAATGATTCCTGTCCAGACAATTCACCAAACTTCAAGGCCACATCACGGTACTCCCTTGGGATCACGATGTTCAAGTCGTAAGAAACCTCTGGACGATCGGGGAACTTGTAAAGTCCAATCTTGAATATGTCGCTGGAAATATTCTCCTCATTATCCTTTAAAAACTCAAACAAGCCCTCGGCAGTAACCTCATCCTGGGCCACGTTCAATGAACCGGCAGGAACCACAAGACCTCCATCTTCGTAGGTTGTACCATCGAGGTTGAGCGTTGCCCCATCCTCCGATGTTGCAGCCTTGATACGGTCAATCGTCTCTCCTACGTTACCTGCGAACTCTTTAGATGTTCTTGGAATGCCCTTAGAAGCCTGTCCTTTTTTCTTGCCACCGAACAACAGTACGCGCACACGGGCCGCGTCTTCTTGCATATTCTTAGGAAGAACCTTGACCATCATGTCGTACTCTTCCGGAGTGATGTCGCGCTTGAATTCGTTGTCTTCGTACTTGTTTTCAGTAACCTGACCATTCATGTAAACGCTGTCAGCAAGCTGGTATTCCTTGCTTGAGAACTTCTTCTTAGAAGACATGATATCACGCACCTCGGAGGCGATAGACTCAAGCTCTTGCTTGGCCTGTTCACTCTGTTGGCTTGGGAACGGAATACGCTCCATGCCCTTCTCGGCGTTCGATGTGAATGACTCTGGTTTCTCCTTTGTTGGCTTGAGTGGAACAAGGGCGTCTGCACGGAACTCAGGGACTTCTCCTGCTGGGGCGCCGGTTCTACTATATGACCACTCTCCAACAATCATCTGGTATCCATCATTCTTGGCCATGTCTGCGATTTCTCGTTTTACAGCATAACTACGGAATGGTGTGTTTTGAGGAATGTTTGATTCCGCTTTTTCACTATACCCATTTGGATCAGAATCGATAGGGTAAACTTTGTCTTTAGGAACACGAATTGCGTATTTTTCTCCTCCAACCATTGTTTCTCCATCTTCTGGACGAGTATAGTAAGATGCTACACCATATTGAAGACCCTTTTCTTTTCTTGAAGTTCTGAGTGAAAAATATCTTGTGCTATCTATTCCTTTTTGTATAGATTCTTTTGGGGCTGACGATACGTGGAAGAATACATAGTCATTCTTGTCTTCGGTCAAGCCGCTTTCGTAGTACGTATCCTTGACCAGGTTGCTGCCGCGCTTGATGTCTTTGGATGGTTGAACTGTAGGTTTAGATTCTTCATCTATATCTACCTCATCTATGGTTTCTCCCTGTTCAGATTCTTTAATTGCATAGTTGAATGAATTGCCTGCATTCTTCCACTTTTCGAAGGTTTTGTTAGCAGCATCCTCATAACTTATACCTTGAATAGGCTTGGTGACACCAAGTTTTTTGTATAGATTTTTCTCAAAGTACCACAAAATAGCTTGAATGTCAGCTATTGTAACATTTACTCCAGACCTCTTTAATTTCTTTTGAGTCTCAATAAATGCATCATACATAAATTGACGATCCTTGGCTCCGAATGGAGCGTCATTCAATTCTACATACAACTTTTTATACAGTGTGTTCGCAGCTTTTTCTGCCGGAGTACCTTTCTTATATCCCCTGTCTTCATAGGTATCGTGATCCTGAACAATCCTAGCCAATACTTCTTCTTCTGAAGCATCTTTCAATCCAGCAATTTCGCGATATCTATCTATACCAAGAGCTTCTCCTTTTTTATTATAACCTCTTGTTATCTGAGGGATAAGAGTACCTCGGTATCTGTTGAATGTTCTAGACCACCATCTGTCAAGAGTTGGATACTGCTCCATGCCACTTAAATTGGCGTAGAACATTCCGAGCTTAGGTCCGAAAATTGAAGCGGCCAAAGGAACCTTAAACGAAGCAGGCCATTGTGTATCAAGTTTCTCAAGCCCCTGAGCCTTTCTTTGTTGATTCAAATCTGATATAGATCCTACGGTCAACAGTTCTTTTTTAATTGCTTGAATGTCTCCATCGTATTTATCAAGCAATTCTTGTATGTTTCTGAAATTGACGATGTAAGACTCAGCACGTTGAGCCTTTGCTGTGGTAGGCATTTTACCAGTTTCCTTATAATTTTTATAAGCCAAACTTGCCTGTTGGAAATTTTGCATAACCTCAGTTCCATCTGAAGTTATAGCTACCAACATGGTAAACAAATCCCTTGCATTTTGATCATCTTTCATTTCCGGAAAGACTGCTGCCATAGCATCAAGTCCTTTCTGAAACTTCTCTCCATACCATCCCTTACCACTGTTTTCACCAAACTCTTCTACAAAGAATCTAACCTCATCAGCCATGAATGAAGATATGGCCTTTAATGCTTTTTCGGATCTATCATCCCTAGCTATAATACCATACAGCTCCCTTGATCTTTTCTCAAGCGCCTCTCCAATTTTTCTGGTTGTATTTACACCTTTCTTCAAACCATATTTGAGAAGACTTTCCTTACCCTTAGCAATGCTAACAGCTCTTTTTTGAGCAGCTTCAGTATATTGGAATTCTTTTACATTCTTTTTCCCTACAACATCGCTGATCTTACCGCCCTCATTCAACATTTTGTTGATCTGACCAGCTAAACGCTGAACCTCCATTCGAGGAGAGTTCGTGAGTATAGGTTTCAATCCAAGTGCCTTAGCTATGTCGTTCATGAATTCAATGAACTTCTCGCGGAAGGTAGGATTGAATTTATCTATATTGACATCCCCTGTAGCCACGCGAGCCATGGTTTCAACAACCGTCTCGTCTTCAATGCTCTCAGGACCTCTTCTTTGATACTCTTCAGAAGCGGCAATGTCGGCAGCGGCTTTAGCAACTTCAGTGTTCCTCGCAGCCTCCGCCTTGAGTCCTTCCACGATTGCCTTATATCGTTTTGGATCAGTATTGCGAATGATGTTTACGACCGGATGAATACCTTCGTGGAACACGATAGTTTTACCCCACTCGCCCTTGATCTTGTCTCGGTTTAAGATAATCGTCCCATCATCAGCCACAAACATACCTTCTGAACCACGACCTTGACTACGCTTTATACGATCGTCATTATTGTAGTCGGCATCATCTTTAACCTCTACTTTTATGCCGCTTTCAGAAAGAGATTGCTCAATTAAAGGAACGGCCTCTTCCCCTTCAGATGTTTCAAACAGTTTGGCAAGTCGAGTCTTGCGGGGAGCTTTTGGCGCGGGTTCTTCTGTTACCTGTGGAGTTACTACTTCTTCTTGTGCTTGAAGAACTCCACCTGTTGCAGGCGCTTCTTCGCTTGTGCCTTCGACAGGTTGGGTTGTGATAGATTCTTGCCCGACTCCGATTTCACTTGGTAGCCCTTGGATGTTTTCTTGATCATTGGTTTGAGTTTGTTGTGACGGAGGATTACCCTCCAAGGTTTGTAAATCCTGTTCTAATTGGGCCTGTATAGAATCAATTTGAGCGATGGTCATCATCCGGTTAGGGTCAGACTTCATTGCTGTCAATTCCTTGTACTTGGCATACAGATAATCAGAAGCGACCTTTATGGCGCTCTGAGGTGCGTTCTGACCTTGCTCCAATCGTTGAACCGTGGTTCCCACTAGTGGCTTCATGTCGCTGAAGAACGCATCAACCTCGCTAACCCCAAGAGCCTCACGCTTGGCTTGAAGTGCTTCTATCTCTAAATCTCGTTGGTCTGATGTCTTCTCCTCTTGAGCCGCCTGATCTTCTATATCCTTTATTGCCTTCGCTCTTTCCTTAGCAGTCATCTCAGGACCCTGCTTGTCGAGTTCCTGTATTCTTTGTTGGATAGCATCTCTTTGAGCCTGCAATGGGCTTGTGCGGGTAACGGGAGCGATGTATCGCTTCTCGCTTGCATATGTTTCAGCACGACTCTTGAGTTCATCAAGAACCTTGATTGATTCACCCTTGTCGTTGTAAGCCTCTATGGAAATCTTCTTCTTATTTAAAGATGCAAGCGCCGCAGGATTTGCGAAGAGCGCGTTCACGTCTTCGGGCATCAAAAACTCCTGAGATTTATCAGCGTAAGTAATAGTCAATAGGTCGGGCTTTCCGCCTTTCATGAAGTCAAGACCCGCATCCCGATACTGCTTTGCCATCTGTTTGTATGACTCAGATAGAATCGGGTCATTACCAAACTTAGCCGCGTTCCGCTCAGCTTCTTCAGCCCTAGCGGTATAAAATCCGTAGATGTTCAACTTATCTCCCTTGAGACCCGCTTCCTTTCCGGACTCTCTTATCCTGTCTGCCTTGGCAACCTGCATCAACATATCGGCTGCCATGTCCTGATCTATGTTCCCATTGGCGTAAAGCGCACCAACTACCCCACTGGCAAACTTTGATCCTCTATCGAATACCATCGATTGGATGTATTGTCTTCTCTGATCAGGAAGCGCACTGCTTAACTCTGATTTTTGTTGCAAAGCCACGTACCTATCAATCGCTTGTTGCTTCCTTGAGTTTGAACCCACCTGACCAACAGCACCCAATGCAGCAACAGGACCTATCGATATAAGCGTCTGCTTCATCTTGTCCGTGTCTTGTAATGCCTGCCCCAAGTTAGTCCAAGGGTCTTGACCTCTTGATATGTTCTCCTCGGCGATGTTCTGAGGGTATTCCTGAATAAATTCAGTACCCAATTCAATAGCACCTCCAGCAGCCATTCTAGCGCCGGCTCTCGGTATTTTAGTCAACCATGAACCTTTTAAGAATGGTAACGCATCAAGTGAATATGTCCACATCAAATCGTACTGAGATTGAAGTGAACGCTCAGCAGCCTTGTTTGCCTCGACTACGTTTCCATTTGTTCTATCGAAAGTGTCAAGGTATGATCTACCAACTATATCTACGGTTTCAGACCCCCATCCAACAAGACCTCCTGCAACCAACGGAACTATACCCATACCACCCGTCAATGCGGTGGCCGTGGCTGTAACCGTTACAGAAGGAATCATCGACCCGGCTAACTGACCGCTCAATAATTGCAGGTTCTGTGGGTTCAACCAATCTTTAAAGCCCTCTGTCTTTGCGGCAGGCATCATGAAATTCTGCTCCATTGATTCTCCAAGCACCTCAAATGCCTTACTGTCCAACGAACCTCCCCACCCCTTGAATACACCGCCAAGAGAACTTAGGGTTGATTGATAAAACCTACTCAATGGGATTACAGACAAGTCCGCTGCTTCGCCCATTTTATCAAGGGCTTCCTTTTCAGCATCTTCAAATGCCTTTGAGTATGCTTCGTTCATTTGTCTTAGCAACTCAGGGTCTTCCTTGTATTCAGATGCGTACTTTTGATACGCGGCCTTTATTTCGGCATCAGCCTTGTCTACAAGGGATTTCTTCTGAAGATCAAACTTCCTGTTGTATTTGGAGTTTATCTCATTCGACTTGCGAACGTACTCCTCCGGGCTTGGGAACTCCTTGGTGTAGTTTTCATGGTTCGCCTTTTTCTCTTCCTCCAATTGTCCCCAAGCAGATTCGTATGCAAGCCTGTCTATCTGACCAGACTGATACAACTTGGTTAGCTCACCTTGCTTTGCCTCAGTGGCTGCATTGAATTGAGCGTACTGCGAATTAAGAGCCTCTGCCTTCGACTTGTATTCCGCATCTATAATGTTGAATTCGTTCTTAGCATCCTGCTCGTACTGCGATTGCAGACCTATTAATTCAGACTCAACCCTTGCATAAGTGGAATCGTCGAACGTAAATCCTGACTCAAAAAGTTCCTGTCTTTTTTTGTATAGTTCAGGCTCGGTTGCTTTGAGTTTTTCTAGCGCTGCTGGTCTGCGTATTTCAAAGGCTACCTGATTCTTTATCTTGTTCTTCAATAGTCTCCACGCCTCTCCATCGGTTGGAAGGTTGTACTTCTCGGCTATTGCTATAGCCTCCTCGTCAACCTTATCCATGTCAATCACAGTACCTGCTGAAATCTCGCCAAAATTAGCAGTTTCCGTCTTTTCAGAGGTGTAGTTCTTGTATGTTTCGGGAGTTATCTTTTTCATCAAGATACTATCCGACAAATCATTGGCCTGCTTAGTTGCGACAGAGTGCTTGTTTCTTTGGCTCTCTAAGTCAGCCAAGTAGTTTTGGTATACAACATCACGGTCCTTGTTTCTTTCCTGCCAAGCCTGTTCGCTTGCAGGGTCAGTTGAAGGCATTTCATTTATGCTTCTACCAGAATATTTTTGATACAGGTCAGGACGTCTTTGTATCCTGTTGTAAACGACGTTCACATCTTCGTCATAAAGATCCTCCAAATCATTTACTATATCAGCACTTGATTGGTAGTTGTTCAGAGTTAAGTTGTCCTTGTCAAAGGTTTCAGTCTTCTTCTGAATTTCTTCAAGTTCCTCCGGTGTGGATGGTAACTTTACTTGAGGCTTTACAACTGTTTGCTTGAAATCCTTTTTTGCAGCCTTGATGATGGGAGTTTCGGGCATCTGTGTTGTTTCAGATGGCATCTCCTCACGTCGATATGTAATATCTTGGTACGGCTTCTTTTCTGTGGGCTGTTTTTTAACACCCTTCATCACAGGGTTCCCACTAACGAGGGCCTCGTTAATTACTTTTTGCCCAAAACTCGGCGCAGAAGGCTTGCCAGGCTGCCCGGCAGGCTCTGAAGAATCTGTAGATACTTTTTTTTTTGAAGTATCAAAATATGCCGAATGAAATGCGTTTGCGTCCAAATTGGTTAACTTATTGTCAACCATAAATTTGTGAATTTCAGCAGACTTTTGTGGGTCTGAATACGCCTTAATGAAAGAAGCCTCATCCATTTGGGTGAGGTTATTTTCTTTCATGAACTTATAGATAGGGTTACTGTCCATTAAATCCTCCTGTTGGTACACCTGTGTATGTTACTCCTGTAGGACTGGTTATTCCCGTCCTTGTTCTAAACTCGTCAAAGATATTGGGGTATCCTTGAGCATCAAAGTTTCCTTTGTTTTTATCGTAGTCAACTGTAATGGCAATCTGTTTAGCGAGTTTGGTGCCGTCTGGTTGAACTTCTTCAATAGTTCCATACCCTTTTGCGGCTACAGATCCACCGGGCTTTAGATAAAATCCATCAGCAGGAACAAAATTCATAACCGGCTTTCCATCGTCACCATAAACGTATACCGGCTTTGTTTTACCAAGAGCGATTTTGTTGACGCCATAAGATTGATCCCATTCAGGATCGGTTTCTTTGCTTTGTCCTGTAATAAGAACGTCAGGTTCCTTTTGTGAACCTCCTCCACCTCCAGAACCTCTTCCGCCGCCCCCAACAGGAGCAGGTTGCACCTTTGTTCTTGGCGGGTTTATTTTTTGACCAAGTTCCGACATTCGTTCAGCGAATTCATCAGGGGTTTCATTTGGTTTTTTTAAACTCTCGTATATCTCGGCGCCCGTTTCTGTCTGAGTTATATTTTCAAATATTACCGCCTTGTGAGCATCTTTATCGACAAAAATAGTTTCTACTCTCCCGTTATCTTTAAGAGAATCTTCCGGCATCGTTTCTTTAACAAACTCGTTTATATCGTAGTTTAACTTAAACGGATTAGACTCAATACGCATCTTGGCTCTTTGCTCTGGACTCTTGGTAGGATCGCTATAATCCCTGAGCCATTGAGTAGCATGATCTTTATTATACTTATTCGTCTTGTCGTTGTTCAAAATTTGAAACGACTGGTTAGAGTAAGTCTCGTTATCCTTAGCCCTTGAAGTCTCCTTTGCCACCTTGTTCTGAAGCTCCTTGATTTTTTTCATAATCATAGGATCTAGAGCTTCTGGATCCAAGCCCTGAGTCTTCAAATCAACTATGTAGTCGTTGTATTCGTTAAGAGCCTTGTTTACGTATTCGTAGTCAGATTGCCAAACATCCGGCATATCGTCGAGATAGGCGTTCCATGTGGCTTGCTGGCGTTTTATATCTTGTTTCTTCTTTTCCTGACGTGCATACAAATCCTTTTGCATGTTGTATACATTCTGGAAAAATGCAGACGTGTCGAATACGACAGCTTCACCACCGCCTTGTTCTCCCACCCTTCCTTGACTTGCTATCTGTGCCATTTTTTAATGTATATTATTAAAGAAACCAGAACGCCAATCATCAGGGTTCAACATTGACTTATTTGGCGACGTTTTAAAATTATACAAGCCGCTCTGATTCCTCCAGTCGTTCATATCTGTCCCGTTGTAAAAACCAGGCTGCTGTTGTGTTGGAGTATCGGGGTAAAGATAAGAACCATCAAGTCCTAGTTTATCTCTGTAACTGCCGTATGACGGGCTTGAAAAATTAAGTGCGCTTGACGTAGATCCCGCAAATCTGGGAGCGTTTGCAAAAAGACCTGACCCTCCAATAGAAGAAGGTAAGTCTGAAGCCTTGGTAAACGAGTCGGCCATAGAGCCTGCGCCTGTACCTGTACCTCCCCCTCCGCCAAAGCCACCCATAGC